CGCTTACAGAAACTCGCTCACACCATGTCGAGAAAAACTTTTTTTAGTGCGGTCGATTAAAATTTCAGTTTTCTTGAAAATAAATTTTTCTCTCTGGTGCGAACACCGAACTTGTCAAACTCAAACATGACATGGTCTTTGTTATCAGACTCATCAAAAGGGTTCAAAATCATCTCAATTTCTTCACCATTCATAAGCTTCTTAAATAAGCCGAATTCGTTCGTTCTATACCGCCTACAGTAATCAGCGATACCAGCTTTTGTAATTCCTTTAATTCGCACATGATAGCCTTCAATAATGTCTCCATTAGCATTTGTAGATTGCAATTTATCTATGTATGATTTCTTGCCTAAGAATATTGATTTAGTGGCATATATCTCACTCACAGCACCTTTCATATCAAAATCCACATGAAATTGACATAATTGCTTACCATTAAGCTCCCTATTATATAATTTTCTGTATTCGTCTTCTAACGGCTTGACGTGCTCTAAACGCATATGAAGGCTATCAGTATCTGTGTAATATATTGGCATATTATTATCGTTCGCAGTGCCCATAACTTCATTCATAATGCGTTTAGACATTGATAAAATCGCACAACCAACAGTAGCACAATTATATGAACTGTCAGCATCAATCTGCGTAATCTGACATTTAAAATCATTGATTTTGTCAATCTTTGTGATTGTATGAAAGTTCTTGCTACAGAATCTATCCACATCAGCATTATATTTGAATGAATGCTTAGTATGTGTTTTCTTAGTTATTGTCTTACCATAAGCGGAGTTAAGCATTAACTTTAACACTTGTGCTAAAGCAGGCTTAGACTTCTTAAATTTAAGTCTGGTGTCATACAATTTCTTGATAACGTCGCCAATGACTGGATTACCTCCATCGTTCCAATAAACACCATCTAATATTTCATATTCTATGTCGTGAAATTTAATATAATCTTCCAATGTTATTTTATCAATAACGATCGGCTCGGCAGGTGCTTCATTTTTATAATCAATCGCGAACTCCGATTTATGCGCAATAAACGGCATTTGTTGATGCTTATTAACTTTAGTAATACGGACAGTCATTACAGCATAATAATATTCTTTCCATTTACTACAGTCCGTAATTCGTTTAGCACTTCCTTTAGGTAATCCACCAAGCTCTTGACACAGCCTATAAATGGCACTTGGATATAATGAACAACCGTCATAATCGGCAATGGCACCATCTATTATTTGTTTCTTGTATTTCGTATTAACATGAACACGCCCACCATAAACAGCTTGACCAATATATTCACGGAGATTGCCACAGACTTCATAAACGTTTTCATACGCTCCATTAGAGAACATGAAAGCATCGGACAAACTTGATATAGTCAGGTAATCGTAGATACTCATAGACCCATCGCTCACGTCTTCAGATAATACAATTTCATTGAATTTCTCCATCGATTTTTTCAATACCAGACAATCCATTTTGAGATATTCGATGTAATACTCAGTTGGATTAAATGAAGTCCTATCACCCATTTCGTTATTGAATATCTCATGTTCCGATACAGGTAAATACGCCCTATACACAAACGTCGAGATTTCTTTATTATTTCTCTCGCGATCGTAATAATGATAAGCAATAGCTTCTTTCTTACGATATTCAGCGGGCAAATCAAACGCTTTACCAAGGTCAGCAAGTTTAATATCAATCATTTTTTTACTGTCTCTGAATTCCACGATGCGACCTTTATGTGCGACTGAAACTGAATACACTTGTCTATCTTTTTCGCACGTGTTTAGAACATTCATGTATTGTTTCATTGGATGAAAGTCATATTTTAAGAAATGGAAATAACATATTGAATTAGTATTGCCGTAATTTGTGATGTAGTCCATAAACTTTAGATATGATATTTTGGCACTATTATCACACACATTATAAATTTGGACATCATCATTATCTTTTGATACAACGCCTATCAAATATAATTCATGATGACCGCCACGGGTAAAGCATTCAGTATCGGCGAAGAATATAGGCTTTTTATTGGGCTTTTTAGTTTTTTGCTTTCTTGCTCTTTGCTCATTGTCAATGTTATCTAAATATATGTGATTTTTGAGTTTTCTATGTTTAGACGCTTCAGCGAAGTTCGACATGTCTAACTGTTGGAAAAAGTCCTGTTTCATTAGATTGCTGACTAAGAATAATGTATTCGCTCGCTTGGCTTTTTTGTTTCTTTTGTATTTGCTGACGTTCCATTCTGAAATATCTTCATAATTATCCAAGTCTTTGACTTTATTGTAATTTTTAGTAGCGTAAGTAGTTAATTTGGTATCTTCATATAGGAAATAATGACTTTCAAATAATGCAATATTCAAGACATCGCCGGTAGCGCCGTATTTATGTTTTCGTATCTCATTCGTGTGGTCGCCTTTGTCGTTATAATATTGATGAATAACTATGATTCTGTTAATTAATGTTGCGATTTCTTTTAAATTTTTCTTAGCAATATGCGCACCTTCTTTGAATTGCAATTTAACGCTTTCAATTAAACTACTATCAACACCAGATAATCTGAAGCAATGAATTAAACAATGTTCTCGATTTTCTTGTATTGATTTGTCATAAGCTTGTTCTTGGGTATATATTTGATATCGTTCTAAATCAATATCTGATGTATTAATATAGGGAAAGAAGCCACCACTTTTATTAACGTTTTCTTTCTCTAATTTATTGATGGTAATCCGATCGATAGGTATATCAATATTGACAATTTCATAATATTTGTCGCTACCACCTCCCGCCGTGTCTTCTATCAATTCGGGTTGCCCTATCATTTGTAGAATAAACGAACTACGTGAAATGTCATTAAGTAAAACAGCATGAACAAACTCGCCACGATGAAATTCAATTTTATACATTCCGTCTGCCACCATACGATTGAATAAATCTGTAGCTTGTTGTCGTGTCAATGGATGTTGATTAGCATAATTAATCAATGCTTGGAATTGGTTCGTTGTTAATAAATTATCTACAATCGCACTGCGACGATGACGATTGAGCAAAGTCGTTAAATTATTAACCGTTGATGTTCTCCATGTTGGACGTAGACCTAATCGCTTCGCCTCTCTATATAATCTTGACCTCTCTTGTTTTCCGCGAGCCATCTCCGTCGTATATATATAGTGAGATTTTTTATTTCACTAATAAAAATATTTAATTATATTTTTCAAATGACGGGGTTAATTCAATTTTGCACAGTAAAAAAAAATAGTGTATATAATTAAATTAATCCTGCCCTTCTCCATTGTAATAGATGGCTATAATTCATATCAAACATCTTAGAGATATGATGAAGAGATGAATTATACACCTTTATCGCTTTATCAATTTCATCCATTTTTTCCGGTGGTATTTCGTAGAACTTCGGTAAAACCCTTGATTTATAAACACGTCTATGGCCTTCTGGCTTTCGTTTTTTCGAAAGCATACACTCTTTGCATCTGGTATAATACGCCGTTGCAGTTCTTTTATAATATTTGTCTATTGGCATCAAGATACCACAATCTTTGCAAATTCTTTCAGTTAAATTAAATGGTCTCATTTATATATATGATAATATTTTTTTTCTTAAATAAAAAATATTTTTTATCATGGTACCCCGGGGCGGATACCACCTTACCATAATAAATTATATGCCCAAAAAGATGCTTGATTTTTATCCTTGTATGCTAATGAACCATTCTTTAATTTAATTTTGCTATGCCTTGCTCTATACGATTTTCTTTTTTGAGAACTCGCACCATCGAAATATGTATAAGCATTCGGATCACCAAAATTTATTTTTTTGCCATTATACACTACATAAAATCGTTTATCTTTTCTTTTGGACATCCCAAAATCGTCTGCCCCTAAATTAAACGCTTTATCTACAATATCCCAACGCATCTATATGGTAATTTCGCCAATTTGTGAAACAATATTTAATGCTACGCTATCACTTTCAGCCGTGAGTTGTAATTGCAAAGCTTCATCAGTCCCAAAATCGAATATTGACGCATCATTTGCTACAAATTCCGGCGATAGTCCAATATCTACACGGACATAAGCATCGCCAAATACTTGAAACTCTGCAACGCCTTTAGAACCATCTTGACGACAGGCTACGGTAAAATTAAGTGAGAAGTTTTTAATAGTGCTATCATTAATTTTGACCATTGTTAAAATCACCATGTCAAAAGTACCGGACGAAAGTGTTGTACCCTGCAATCTGAAGGTCAATGTGCTTCCAGCGGGACAGCTCATAATACCCTTGCAACGCACATTAAAAGTGCTACCAGTTCTTAACGTGTTAACGGGTATTGTCAAACTACCTGAACCAGCGGGCAGTAATGCATGAGGGCCAACTCCAAAACCTTGCAAATTCGACAAGGATGTATAAACTCCTTGCTCCAAAAATTGACTTTTCGCTTCAATAGTCCCGCACGTCAATGTACCACAAACCGGCCTCAACCATCCTTTTTGTTCAACTGTTCCGTTGTTAAACTCTCGTAAATTCATCGTCTATATAATAGCAAAAAATATATTACTCTCTCTAAATTAATGAAGTGATGGCGAAGGCAACATTATTCCGATTATTGTTGTCAAAATACCTGAATACAATTGTTGACTTTCACATGTTTTATTTCTTACTAACTGCACAATACAAAATACCATTATTAAAATTGATATAAATAACTGACTGAAAAATCTTATCGCTCTTCGGTCAACCTCGAAACAACAAGACTGCCATGTGTCATTATATTTTTTGTCTTCCAATTCAATTTTATGTTCCAACTGTCTTTTTTTAATATTTGGAGAAGTTGGTATTTCAAGCATCTCTTTAAGCTCAATCTTTTCTTCTTCCGACATTTCTATATTAACCCGCGATATTTTTTTTACCAAATTACATAAAGCACACACTGTGTTGTTGTGAATGTATTACTCGCTGAAGCCGAACCCCATTCAGCAGTGATGTTGAGGGTATTTAGAATAGTAGTATCGAAATTTGTATTTTCAATACTGTGCACAGATTGACCGATTAAAGCATTTTGACTATCAACATTTTGCTCGTATTTACCCCTAAAACTAAAAGAAGCGACGCCAGCACCACCTAAAGCCCTGATAGTAAAATAGAACTCCAAACCCCACCATTTGCCCGTCGAGGTAGGTATTGTTATTGTCGGAATTGTACCCAGAAGAGTTGAACCGGTAGCCCCTCCGTATAAGCGTATGGTTAAATCCGTATTGTTCAAACAAGACATTACGCCTCCAGAACTCACCCGATAACTTCCGCCCAGTCTAAATTTATTTGCCGGGACGGATACACTTCCTTCGCCACTTCCGATAATTGTGCTTTCTACCGTTGTATTTGCAATAACAACAGAACTTGTTTGCGCAAAAGAACCACCTGCGGGTGTAAGGTTGTTAATAGTTTGCGCCGTAATATTGCCGTTAACAGTCGCCGAAGTCATTTGCACATTGGTGCCCTCGAAAATAGCCCTTCCATCTTGATACAGCTCTAACCCACAATTAAACGCAGAACCCTGAATAACTAAACAGGCGTGATTATTCGCAGGGGTTGTCTCGTCTAAAACATACTGCAATTGACAACCATTATTGCTACTACCATTTTTTGCTATTTGGATAGCAGCAGCTACTCCGTTTGTTGCAACATTGTTAAACACGGCTAAAATAGGTGGTGCGCCCGCAGGGTCAATATTATTTAACGCTACTCTATTATCACCAACAAGTCGTAAATCAACAGTAGTCGTGTCCCTAATTCGTATGCTATTTGGTACCACTGCGCCGTTTATTCTCGTAAGATTTGTTGTTGTCCCGGCTAAATCAATGTTCTGTGTTTTATTTTCTAAATCGGTTAGATCACCAACTCCATCACCAACAATGCGCTCAACGCCATTGCTATCAATCGTATAAACCTTATTGTCATTTTTTACATACAATTTGCTACTACCCGCATTAGGTAAAACAGTCGGGGTATCTTCATGTTCATACACGCTTTCTCCAGCTGAAACACTACCAAAAACGGGTTTAAGCCATTGCTTTGTTTGCGGTGTCCCACTATTTAACTCGCGTAAATTCATTGCTTCTATATTAAAGCAAAAAATAATATCATTGCACGCATAATATTGCGCCACTATTTGGGGGGTCTAAGGGGGGTGGATACCCCCTTCTTATTCTTTGAGCATTCTTTGAAGTTGAGCACGGGATAGAGACTTACCACCAGTCAATCCGCGTCCCTTACCGAGACCGAATGATTTTGCCAATTTATCGGCTTGAGAAACGCCCATAGATAGAGCGGGAACACCAGCAACATCAGCAATCTTCTCAGCCACATCAATAGCGGGGCGGGCATACTTTTTTACAAAGCCTACAGCCTTCTTGCCAGCATCGAGAACACGTTGCCAGAAATTACCACCGTAAATAGAGCCGGACGCATGATAAACAACTTCGGGCATGTATTTGCTTTCGAGCACATCCTGAGCATCGAGAACTCCAATATTGCGACTAACCTGTTGGTGGTCGATCACCATAACACCCTCAGAAACAACAACACATGTCAAAGTTGGTGTCTTAGCAACTGCACTCAAGTTCTTAGTTTTGATAGTGATACGAAGGTTGTAAGACCCACGCATACCCACAGCTTGAAGAGTTCTAAGCGGGATATCGGAGGCGAAATCCAAAGCCAACACACCACCAACATGTTTAGTCCATTGAGACCATGAGAGATTAGTGCCATTCTTCACAGCGATATTGTAAAGGTCTTGTTCGGTGGCATTTGCAAGCAAATTATCACGATTATCAAAGCTAATCGCCACATTTTCAATACCGAAGAAAGTATCAGACTTCGTCAAGTCATGAGCACTATCAACTTCATGAACGAACAAGAACAAACGATTAGGGATAGCATCGAGCTGGATATTGTTCATTTGAATAGTCGTAGAAGCCTGGGGAAGCACTGGAGCGAATGTAGTGGTCGGAAAAACCTGTGGCTGATAATACGAGTAGAAATTAGTTTTAGGAATGTTCATCGTAGGGTCGGGAGTGAGGTAGCTGAAGATAGTTTGAGCATCAATAACCGAAGCAACAGCAGTATTGAGCACACTACCACCTGCGGAACTGTGAGACCACAGAGAGCCGGCAAGGCCTGCCAAAGCGCCATTCCCACGACCGCCGAGAGATAGGATAAGCTTCATAGTCTGGATACCAATAAATCCGGTATCCTGGTCATCTTGTTCAAAAAGCATAGGGCTAACCATCAAATACTCAGTGCATTTAAGACGAACAACTGCGGTATCAGCCACACCGGTTGAAGTGTTAGAAATAACATCAATACCGACAAAGCCACCGCGGGGCACCTGCAAAGGGTTATCACCGTAGCCCCTGAGCGGATCACGAGCGAACCCATCGAGTTCAGCATAATCTTGCGCTTGGTCAAGCATAGAAGGCGACAAGCCATAATTAATATCCTGGGACTTAGCATCGGTTTGATAACGAGGGAAAGCCCTGATGTATTGATTGAGGTTCTGTGTAATTCTATCATTATTAAGAGAAATCTCAATATTTGTCAAACTATTTTGAATGGGGAAAGCCCTGGGTGCATCATGAAACTGATTACCTACTGGTGCGCCAGTTGAAGAAGAAGCACCTGCAATTTGAAGCAAAGGCACACCAACACCAGCCGAAACACCGGTAAAAGCAATTTCATACTCCATTTCAACCATAGCCCTACGGTTGACAAACACCTGAGGACTGGGAGGATTACATGTAAAACTCAGCGACGAGGAACTCACACCGCCATCGGGCTTAGTGCGAATATATCCAACATCTTGAGCCCCATCATAAACTGAATACGTTTTTCGGTAATGACTGTTGACATCAGTTCTTGGGTCAACTGCACGAACGAGATTAAGCGACATCTTTCTATATATATCTTTCTAAAAAAATACTATTACTAAAATTAATTAAAGGCGGAGTTCTCCCCCTTCTTTAATATTCCGGTGAAGGCAATCGCCCTGAGTGAACTTCTTTAGTTCGTCGCCTAAACATCAATTTAACCGAGAATATGCCATTGGGTGGTAATAGAACGGGTTTTTCTACGCCTGATAAATCGGTGAAAAAGGCCGATATTTGAACACGTTTAATACCTTCTTTCCCACCGAGCGAAATCATACGATATTCGGCTGTGGGGAGATATTCGAGTGATATTCTGTCAGTAATCGGGTTGTCATTGTTGGATAGAAGGAAATCCGAAATAACTTGAGATGATTTATCCGAAAAACTACCCTGTTGAGATGATAGAAAATTGCTTTGTTCGTTCTCTGCTACGATCGGCAGTGTCGCACTTGTCAGTTTAATGCTTCTTGTGGTGTTCCATGAGCTAATTACGTCAGCCTCTTGTTCTGTGAAAAACATAGGGTCTGGTATCCCATTCGTTGCGACTGGATATCCTTCACGAGCACCTAAAATCAATCTGTCTGCATTTTTTGCATTGCCCTGGAAAGAAAAACGGAAATCTTTGCCATCTGGTTGTTGAAAGCCTATAAATGTTGCGGGTAATCCAAATAGATATTGTCGGCATGTTGTATTACAGTAAAATTCAATAGTGTCATTAGCCCATAAATCTTCAAAATACATTTGTATACGTCTCCTAACACTATCGTAATAAAACACTGGTGCAGTTGTTGGAATTGGTGCCAAAAGGGCGCTATAAACACCAGCTACGGCTAAATTCATTTCATCAATCAATTTTTGAATGCCGAACAAATTGCCGAGACTATCATTAACAACTGGCTTAATAATTGGAACACCGCCCAAAACCATTGTGAATGTAAGTAAAGATGGAGAATTGACACCCAGAATAGCACCGGGTTCCATCGGGATAGTTGTCGCTGGAATTAAAGACGTGTTGATATCAAATCTTACAACGGACATCTCCCAACTTTCGGGATGGAAAATGATAGTTTCCCCACGAATGTCGTTAATACTCGCGGGGATTGGAAATTCTTTATCATTGACGATTGTAGTGTCGTAATAAACGTGTGATGTCATTTTTTCACGGTAATTATATAGTATGTCGAATAAAACAATTGAAGAAAAATTAACCGAACCACTAAGCGACGCGGATATTTCGCAATATCTACCGGCTGAGCTACTGCGCGATTGGAATGGAAAATTGCCGTGCGTTGTTCTATACGAGAAAACTCCATTAAATGGACATTGGAGTTTAATATTACGAACAAAAAATAATAATGGTGAGCCTTGCATTGAATTCTTTGACAGTTATGGCATGTTGCCTGATGAATGCCTAAAAGTTATGGACAAAAGATATCAACCTAAATTAGTTAAATGGCTGTTAAAAAATGGTGGTGCAATATCATACAATCCCATACAATACCAAAAACATGACCCTATGATAGCAACATGTGGAAGACATTGCATTATGAGATGGATGGCGAGACATTTGTCTCAAAAAGAATATAAAAAAAGATTAGATAAATTGACAAATCTAACGGGATTAGACTACGACGAACTAAGCACAATTATCGTGCCTTAAACAATTAAACCAATTTCATGCTGTGATATGAAATAATTAGGTATTGTTAATCCCAAACATACCCAACGAGATTTTAATGCGAGAATTCTGTTTATCTGTGATTTATCTAAGCCGGCATAAACTGATAAATAACGTTTATTGTGATACGCACTACCTCCGAGAAAGAACACAACACGATTAGCTTCATTGAGTAAATGGCGAGTTCTTGAATAATCCATTAATTGATGCGACATAGTTATAACATGGATGTTATATTTTCTACCGTTCGCAATAAGATTATTATTAACTGCTTTCACTGTATCACTTAATTTTTTTGAAGTTAAATTATCACAATCGTCAAATATCACGAGAGCATTTTGTAAATCTGTTAGTTCGGGTGGTTTTTCAATAAATGTATCGTCCAACGGTATTTGTATAATATCGAACATCTCATATGCTTTTTCTTCGCTATGTGTTGACACCAAGATGACACGACGATCGGGGAACATTTCAGTGTATTCGCGAATATACATACTCGCAAGCGTTGATTTACCAACTCCCGATTTTCCGGCAATATAAACACGTTCTGTGCGTTCTGTTGGCAGTATAATAAACTGGCCGGCATCTAATTTCAACTCTCTTTTACAACTATCTTTGTATTTTTTCGCGTATCGGCTTGTTTTATCCTCTCTACTTTTTAATTTGCGAACAACATTCATCCTATCCCTTACATCCATCATTGAAAGATTTTCAAGAAATTCATTTATGTCAAGTTGTTCAAACGGGTCTCGTTCATCTTCTTCTTCATCGCTTTGATAATCGTCTTTTTTAGCAATTGATACCTTCCTACCATCAAACTTACCGCCCATGCAAACAGCAACAGGGTTAGCATTATTAATCGCAACGCAATATTCATCCATGTCTATATATAAAAAATAATAGTTTTGGTATGAAAAATTTAAACCACAATACTTTTGTTTTATAACACCTCGCCAAGTAATGGCTTAGATTGTTGAAATATTCGGTTTTGGAATTGAGTTGCTAAATAATACGAAAAATAATCCTTCATATTAAAGAAATCTCCAACTTTTCCGTCAGCAAGTTCTTTTTTAAATTGTTTAATAAAAACGGTTGGACTTTTACGTTTTGGATAGTCAATTTTATATTTTAACAAATAATTTTTAAAATCCTCATAATCTACACCTCTGCCCTTTTGTCTTGCTTGCTTAGCCTTTTCCTTCTGCTTTTGTCTTTGTGTTTTTGTTGATTTTGCTTTTATCGGTCGTGGCGGTTGACCATATTTGCCTTTCCAGTATTTCATCGCAAATTTATAAAGTTCAATACCCATCTGTCGGAATTTTTCAATATTTCTTAATCCATATTGAAATTGAGCGTATGAACCGCCGTATATCGCTTCTTTTTTCTGTTCATCTGTTATTAATCTTGATATAAAACTGTCAAAATCCGTGTATGTGTTAAAACCTAATTGAATATAAGCGACATCAATCGGGTCATAATATGAGTGAAAATTTCCCATAAGTTCAAGTGCCCAGTCTTTCCAGCTATCCGGGTCTCTGCCGGTTATTCTTTGCCAGTCTTGAAAGTCTTGATAACCGATCGGCGATGTTTTTAAATCAGGTTGTTTGCTTTTCGTTCGTAATAACTCACTTTTAAAATATTTCATAATTATCTTTTTTACTCCTTCACCTATCTCCAATTTTTCATTGACAGTCTTCATAAATGAGCTTTTTTCAAATCTGTTTTTATTTTCGTAGTAATCTATTCGGTTCATCGTCTATATATAATAAAAAAAACATAGTAAAAACCTTTTAATATTAAGGGTCTGCAAATGGTGGGTCTCTTACTTCGCCCGTTTCCAATAAATAAAATCTGTTTTTAATTTCAGCCGGGGAGCCAGCTTTTAAAACATCAAGAGCGCCCTCAGCTATCGACATCAGCACTCTCTCGTATTCGGAATAATATTCAGCCCTACCCTTTTCAACGGTTTCGTCCCACGCTTTACGTAAAGCGACACCGACAGTGTCCGGGTTTGTCTTTCTTTGATTGGCTACAAACGTCATATAATCCTCAAAATCAACACCACTACCAATAGCTTGCTTTTTCAATAATCCGTGTTCTTTAGGGTATGTGCTTTTAAACAAATTATATATCTTTTCACCCATTTTAATCAATTTCTTATTTCCGCGGACGGTTTTGGTCTTCCAGGCTGAAGATGATGCTTTGGGATGTTTGCTTTTAGCACCTCCGAGCATGCCGAAGCCTTCAAATTCTTCCTCTTCTTCAAATTCTTCAAAGCCTCTGCCCTTCTTTTTCTTCTGTTTTTGATACAAACGAGACTGTTGCGTTCGAGACAACTCAGGGTGTTTCTTTTGGAATGCATGCCATTTCTTTAAACCAGGCGGGACGGGCTTCTTACGACGTCTTGCCCCTCCGAGCATTCCACCTTCGCCCCGAACGAGTAATTCCAATAAATCCTCACGTGATGGTTCCATGTTTCGCTATATATAAAAGTAAAATAATTATAAAGCAAAAAAAATAACTCATCGGAACTACGTGGGATTAGGCGTATTTACTGATTAGCGTTTTAGTGTCGGGATAAGCATTTAAATAATCTTGCTTGACCATCCATCGCAAATAACTAAGGTCAAAGCTTGCTACTTCATCTACAGTCTTGCCTTTGTATTTACCGAATGGCATCAAGCGAGGGTCTTTAATTGCTTTCTTATATTCCGACTTTCTAAATTGGTCGTATAGTGTTGCTATTTGTCTTGCATTTTCGCGATCGCCGAGCCAGGTGAGAAATCGTTCGGACTGAGCTGACAACTTTTGGGGTGTGAGTGATGGGTCGGACATAGTGGGTGCTATATATAAAGTGAAAAAAATTATTGCTTAAATAAAAATAATTAAAAAATTTTGCGACCGCACTAAAAAAAGTTTTTCTCGACATGGTGTGAGCGAGTTTCTGTAAGCGTTATTTGGCCATTTTACCCCCTTTTTTTTTAATGGTTATTTCGTTGATTCGTTGCTTAAATCGGGGGTGGGGGAAAACAGCCCAAAACGCTT